TGCTATGCCTTCGATAGGGGAATGTATGGCTTCCCGGTCGTCAAGGCTGCGCAAGCGCGGCGCCTTGCTACACTGACCCGCCATGACTGGTCCGCCAGCATGGCCCGGGCGATCAACAAGGATAAGTATTTCAGATGGCACGATAGCGGCGACATCCAGAACGGCGAGCACTTCGCCAAGATTGTAGAGGTGGCCCGTGCGACGCCTGATTGCCTGCACTGGTTGCCGACCCGCGAGGCGCAAACGGTCGCAGCATATACCGGGGACCTGCCTGATAACCTGATCGTGCGAGTGAGCGCTGCGATGGTAGACGGTCCAGCCCCGAAAAGGTTTGCTAACACGTCAACCGTTCACGCCAACACCATACCGGTCAACTCGCATATCTGCCCGGCGCCGCGGCAGGGTAACGAGTGCCGCGATTGTCGCGCATGTTGGGACAAATCAATTAAAAACATTAGTTACCACCAGCATTAAACGCGTTACCTGATCGACCGGCCCGCCATTGCGCGGGCCTTTTTTTGCCCGTTTGATCTACACCCAGGTATCGCATACAATCTCATACGCCCGGCGGGCAAAGCCGGGCACCCTTAACTTTTACGGAGCGTAAGAAAATGAACACAATAGAAATGCCAATCGGGCTAGAGTATTGGACGGCGGACGAAGTAGCAGAATGTTTATCCTATCGACGTCATTTACCAGTCGACTATCAGTGGGAAAAGTTATATCAGAAGCTTTGGGCTTTTTTGGAAGCGGCACATCATGCGACGCCATTAGGAGGTGACGGCTCTAATGGTACAGTTGAAACACCAGACGGTAGGTTCGACCTTGATAACGGGGATAAGGCGGGGCATTGGTGGTGCAAATTAACTGACGTCGAAGCGGATGCCATCGCGCAAGCTTATATCTCGGAGGTGAGGTGATGACAGATATTCACTGTAAGCATTGCGGCGAACCATGGGACCATGACTTCTTACATGAGATCGATTACATGACCTATGACAATGCGGGCCACGCGTTCGCTATTTACGGCTGCGGGTTCCGTGCAGCTATTAAATGCACGGCATCTATGGTTGATCCCGATGCGGCGACCTTGTCCGCAGCACTACAGGAACAGTCACCTTTTCCAGAAGAATGGATCATCTAACCGCGTCACCTGATCGACCGGCCCGCCGTGAGCGGGCTTTTTTTTGCCTGCCGTTTAACCCAGTTAAACATGCCGGGCCGTGGGCCCTGACGCATGGCCGAAACCTACGGCGCCGCGACTCTAGCCGGTGGAAGTTAAACGGCGGGCCCTTTTAACTTCCAAATCGTGGACCGGTGGCCGCGGCCCACTCGCCGGGTGTACGTTAAATTTCCGCCTCATTCGACCGTGTACGTCATTTTTTAACGTACACCGCAGGCGATGGCCGGGGAGCCCGACCGCTGGACCGCGGGCCATGGGCCGCAGTAATCGCCCCGGGTCCCCCTGATATCGGGTCAAATTCCGATGATAACGGCCCAAAAACCGCGATCCGAGCACGCTGCCCGCCGCCCGCGCCGTCGGAGGCTAGGGCCATGTTTCTCTCAAATATTCGTCAGGTATTTGTAATAGGCTTTAACTGTCTTATATAAGCGTGTAATATCGCATATAAGTAGTTCTGATCTTGCGTGAATGTTCCACGTGAAACATCATGGAACTGCGTGTCAAAAGTTATAGAGGCCCTATGAAAAATCACGGAAATCCTGCGGTAGAGGAAAAAAAGTTAAAGCTCGAACTGCGTTTAGCGCAGCTAAATAAAAATGAAATATGCCAAAAAGATTTTTTAAAATTTGTAAAAGCTATGTGGCCCGAGTTTATTGGAGGTAGGCACCATACAATCATTGCGGATAAGCTCGAAAGAGTCGCGAGCGGCGAGCTAAAGCGTTTGATTATCAATATGGCCCCGCGGCACACGAAGAGTGAGTTTGCGTCCTTCCTGTTTCCTGCGTGGATGATGGGCCGTAATCCGAAGATGAAGATCATTCAGGCGACACACACGACCGAGTTGGCGGTCAACTTTGGGCGTAAGACGAAGAACCTTTTGGAGACGGACGAGTACCGAGAAGTTTTCACTGGGGTAAAGTTAGCGTCGGACAGTAAGGCCTCGGGCCGTTGGGATACGAGCGCGGGCGGTATGTATTATGCCGTGGGCGTCGGATCGAACTTAGCGGGCCGTGGTGGTGATTTAATTATTATTGATGACCCTCACTCGGAGCAGACGGCGATGTCGGCGGCGGGCTTTGACGATGCGTGGGACTGGTACACGGGTGGACCTCGTCAGCGTTTACAACCGGGCGGGTCAATCGTTATTGTTCAGACTCGGTGGTCTGAGAAGGACATGACTGGGCAACTGCTTCGCTCCATGGCAAAAGACCCTTTGGCGGATCAATGGGAGGTTGTGGAGCTTCCTGCGATATTTGAGGACGGGACTCCGTGTTGGCCTGAGTATTGGAGTCTTGAGGATTTGACCGCGGTCCGCGCATCGATACCTCCGAGCAAGTGGAACGCTCAGTACCAGCAAAATCCTACGGGTGAAGAGAACGCTATCATTAAGCGTGAGTGGTGGCGAATATGGGAGAAAGAGAAGGTTCCGCAGTTAGAGTTTGTAATTCAGAGTTACGACACGGCATTTTCTAAGAAGCAGACGGCGGATTATTCTGCGATTACGACGTGGGGGGTATTTTATCCTAACGAAGGGGGTAGTGGTCCCAATTTAATTTTATTGGATAGTGTGAAAGGACGTTGGGATTTTCCGGAGTTAAAGGAGAAAGCATTAGAGCTGTATAATTTTTGGGAACCTGATACAGTGATAATAGAAGCTAAAGCGAGTGGAACGCCTTTGACGCAAGAATTACGTGCGCAGGGTATACCTGTTGTTAATTTCACGCCGAGTCGTGGTAATGACAAGGTAACGAGGGTTCACAGTGTGTCCCCTTTGTTTGAAGCTGGCATGGTCTGGGTCCCGGACGAGACTTGGGCGGATGAGTTAGTTGAAGAAGTTGCTGCGTTCCCGAACGGAGAGTTTGACGATTTGGTCGATAGTATGACTCAAGCCCTTATGCGGTATAGACAAGGTAACTTTGTTCAGCTACCAACGGATGACTGGGAAGATGGTGAAAACTCTGCTAAAGTTCAAGTATATTACTAACCTTAAACGGAAATACTGCGTATGACCGAATCCGCGGTTAATCTCGGGGCAGCCGGATTTGTTTCGTATTTTAACGATGGCGGCGCCAGTGTTGATTTCCCCGTAGAGGAGGATATTTACGCAGGGCCCTCGGACGAAGAAAAACAAGCTGTTGTAAGGCGCTTTCAAGAAGCAGGGTTTCTGCCAGAAGATGCCGAACCGGGGCTAACGTCACTCTTTGGCGACATGGTTATGGGCAACGATGACCCTGACGCTTTTGACGGGGAGCTGCTAGACCGCATCAGAAGTTCTGCTTCTGCTAATTCCCCCGGCAATGAACAATTTTACCCGGAAGGCAACAGTTTCTTTGAGCAGTTGTCTGACGAATACGGTTATCCACAAAGTACACAGTCTGACGGCTCTGTGGGAATAGAAGCCCTCCATGGTCGCACCCGACATTCAAGGCCTGATGGACGAGACGACTTACCCACGCCGCAAGAGTTATCGGATGCCCGGGCTCACATGCTGGCTTCTGCTATGGCTGCTTCTCAGTACGGGCCTAAAACAGCGGATCGTATGGGAATCATGGAGGAAGGCATTTCTATAACCCGGGGTGGCCGCGCTAACAGCAAGATGGATAGGCGAAACAACGCTGTTGGTCGTCGTATTTTTGCACAAGCGGGCATAGAAGCTACTACCGCGGAGCTTACCAAACAGGTAGATCAAGTTATATTTGACCAAATAAGCACTATTATGGGTAGGTCTGATGAAGAACAAGGGCCGTCTAAGGCTAACCCCGGGCATCGGAAGAACTGGGAGAGTGACGCACAAGTAGAGGGAACCCAAGACGAGGGTCAACTATATTTTCCTCGTAAAGAAAGTGGCAAGTTCCTTACTGACTTTCCTTACACAAGGTAGAAGGGGCTAGGCAATGGCAGACCAAAAAACAAATGCGGGTTTGATGGACAGAACCGTTCCCTCTCAAATGAGCATGGAAGACATGTCTGCTGAGATTGAGCTGGAACTTCCCGACTCACAAAACGACGTTATGGCTATGATCAGTGCCGAAGATGTCGGCGCTATTGAAATCACGCCTGAAGACGACGGTGGGGTTATTATTGATTTTGACCCAAGCGATCAACGGGGCGAGAACCAAGAATTTGATGCAAACCTCGCGGAAGAGATTCCGGACCGTGAGCTGGGACGTATTTCCTCTGAGCTGCTGGGCGAGTTTGATGCTAACAAAGCCAGCCGCCAAGATTGGGAAGAAGCGTATTCCAACGGCCTTGAGCTGTTGGGCTTTAATTACGAAGAGCGCACACAGCCTTTCCGTGGAGCCTCCGGTGTAACTCATCCTCTTTTAGCGGAAGCTGCTACACAGTTCCAAGCCCAAGCTTTTAACGAATTGCTACCTCCTTCGGGTCCTGTCCGCACGGTAGTGATGGGTAAGAACACCGGCATGAAAGCGCAGCAAGCGCAGCGCGTTCAGTCTTTCATGAACTACTACATTACGAATGTTATGGAAGAGTACACTCCCGACATGGACCAAATGTTGTTCTTTTTGCCGTTAGCGGGGTCTACTTTTAAGAAAACATATTACGATGAGACGCTTGACAGAGCTGTTTCTAAGTTTGTTCCTGCGGAGAACCTAGTTGTTCCGTATGAGACTGCGGACCTTGCTTCATGCCCTAACATTACACAAGTTGTTCGCATGTCCTTAAACGATTTGCGTAAGCGGCAGGTAGCGGGGCTGTATTTAGACGTTGAAGTAATCCCGTCACAGAAAGAATTGACTTCGCTTACGGGTGAGATGGACCGTCTTGAAGGTATGGACGCCAATCAGATTGATTATGACTGCACTATTTTAGAGTGCCATGTTGATTTGGACCTAGAGGGCTACGAGGATATTGACGAAGAAGACGAGTTTACGGGCATTAAAATCCCTTATATCGTTACCATTTCCGAGGACAACGGACAGATTCTGTCTATTCGCCGTAACTATCGCGAAGAAGATAACCTCCGTCAAAAAATTAGTTATTTCACACACTACAAGTTTCTACCCGGCTTCGGTTTTTATGGTCTAGGCCTGATACATAC